CATTCAAAATATTCTACGAAAAGAAAACAAAGATTAATTAAATTATTAGATATTTTCAAGCAAGCTTCAAATGAAGGAAGTTCAATAAAATTTTCTAAAATCATTGCAAATACTAAGAAATAACTGCTATAATATAAGAGTAGTTTACTTTTATCGCTATGCCTATTTGGGAAATCACAGATCTTAACGGCAACTCACATTCCGTTGATCTTTCTAAAACTTCTATCAATTCTATTGATGATGTAAAAGCTGAGTTTAAAAAATTTGATGAAAAGAAAAAGAAAAATTCTTCTCGTCCATCACTAAGAGAAACTCAAGCAATGCAAGCAAGAAATAGAGGAGGTTACTAAAATGTCAGCTTACCTATGTTCCGATGATACCTTCAATGCTCTTTCTACTTTTTATTATATGAAAAGTGGTATTACAGATGCAGAAAGAAAATCTTCTATTCTTAGAGCTATTAGATCAGTTGAAAAAGTTTCTTGGTACGAAAGAAACGAAGGTCAAGGTGTTAAAACTTACGAACAAAGATTAAAGCTTCATGCTGATTTTGATAAATTTTGTGATGGGCTTTTTGATATCTACCTACACCAATATTCTAACGGTTGTATTTATCAAACTATTTTCGATATCTTATTAAGAGAAAATCAAAATTCTTTGATGGCTAGATATAACGATAAAGAATATTCTGAACGTCTTTCTTACGTTTATAGAATGTCTAATGTTGTTAACTATTGGGACGATCACAAACAATTAGGTTATCTAGTAGGAATTATCAACAATTATGATTATCAATCGTGTGAACATGATAATTATAAAAATTCTATAGGTTATGCAATCCTTAATCAAATCAAAGAACTCTTATTAAAAGAATTACAAATTGGTGAACTTTGGGATTTTGACGAATTTAAATTTATACAAGAAGGTAAATTATTTCAAGCCGTTTCTTAAATTTCTTTTCACATAACAAGACTTACGAGGTATCATTAATTTAATACCTCTTTTTTATTGGAATGTTAGATAAAGACTTAGAAAGAATTAAATCTATCTATGGTAAACGTAATCCTAAAACTCATATCGAGCAACGTTGCCAAAGACTCTACACAAAACAATTAGATGGTCTTTCTACTAGACAATTAGTTTTACAACACGCACAAAGAGAGGGCATCGCTGAAAAAACAGCTTGGGCAGATTGGAAACGCGTAACCGATTGGAACTCACAAGATTTAGAACGAGATCGGAGCGATATACTCTCTCGTTTGCATAGTATGAGACAAAGACTGTTCAATGCAGCATTAAAAAAGGGACAATTACAGACAGCACATATGATTTTAGATTCTTTGGGACGAGCAAACGGAGAGACTCAAGAAGCGGTAAATGTGAATATGCCTCCGAGTTTAAATATTCAGATCGAAAGCAAGGAATAACCATTCAATTTTTAGCCTCCTGATGGAATTATCTCGTATAATACAAGTGTACTACCCCAGTGTAACAAATGATACATTGACAAATCGAGGTGAAGTGCGGAGATATTAAGCCATTCAATTTTTTACATTCAATTTTTCATTCAGTTTTTACTTGACAAACCCAGCTGAAAAATTCATTCAGTTTTTTACATTCAGTTTATATAGCCTTGATTTTTGCATTCAGTTTTTGCTGATTCCACGGGTATAAATACATTCAATTTTTGGAACGCTAGTCTTAAAAGCGATTCTGAAGGGAGCAAATCGCAAAGAAGCATTCAATTTCCCAGGTGTTGTCCAGGAGTTTACCAGGTGCTAGGTCTCCCAGGTGTCCAGGTGATTCCAGGCATTCATCTTCCAGGGTGTTACCAGGTGCTAGTTACCAGGGCAGTTAAAAAAAGGAGATCCGAAGATCTCCACTTGTTACCAACCGCAGTCTTCGGGATAGTCTCCCAAAGCACCTTCAATAGAATCCACGCGATCTTGTCTCCAAGTTGAAGCAACAAGTTTTGTTTCATCATCAAGTGGAGCGGTTTCCGTCCACGTCTTGTAATATCCCACGGTGTTTCCGTTAAGATCTCTTAAAGGTTGACATAACTCAGTAAAATTGAGATCGTTTTCGATTTTCGTGGCAAGTTCTTTTAAGATTCTTGCGACTTCGTAACCTTCATTTGGTTGGAAAGCAACGTTTTCTGTTTTAATTGTTAGTTGTAACATAGCAGTAAGAGTGAGAAAGGAGCCGAAGCTCCTCGTTTTTAAAGGTGATCGTGCCACTTGGTTCCGAAGGAGCTCATCATGTCATGGTCAGAGGGTTCAAAGAAGTTAGCTATCTGTCGATCAAGCTCTTTGATATTAAGTTTTGGGTCGTCTAGTTTGACGCCGTCCAACTCATCTTCACCGAACCTTTCGCGGAACTCTTCAAAACTTGGACAAGTCTTGGCGAGCTTATAGCTCTCATGGTCGTTAGCCAACATAAGAGCTACCTTTAAGGTTTCGTGGTTCGTGTACCCTTGAATCATGGCTTGGTCATCTCCCAATTAATGGTTGAATAGTCGGTTATTGAGTCGACTCTGTGAGCCGACCAAGTACCGATTAATAGCATAATGATTGTCATAAAAGCCATATAGGCAATTTGAAATTTCATAGCGTTTAAGAATAAAGTTCAATTAGTAAAATTTCGTAAGCTTTGAGTCGAAGGTTAGGAGAGAGAGGAGACTTTATAAAGAGTTCCTCCTCGATCTCGTCCAACCTCGTCTCCTGATAGGAATCGAGGAAGGCCATGGTTAGTGGCCTATTGAGTCTTCGTAAGCTTCAGCTTCGAGGTGGTCTCGGTGGTCTTGAGCTTGCTCTTGGAGTTCCTCGTCGAGGTCTTCAATTGCTTGCTCGTCTTTGAGATCTATCCCTCTAGCTTGGGCTTCATCGTTTACGAAGTGCTCCCACTCTGACAAGCTTGTGTATTCGTCAGAGTGAAGATCAGCTAGTTGAGAGTTCATAAGGAACCCTCTAGCTCTTGCTTCTTGGTCTCTTCGATTATGACTCGAAGAGCTTCGTAAGTCTTTTTGAGCTCGTCCATGTCTCGCTTACCGTACCACTTGAGGAAGTCTCGACACTCTTCGTGTACTATCTTTAAACCGTTTTGACCTCTACTGAAGTCAACGCTTAAAGAATCACCATCTGAGAATCGAACGCTTACATCATGGGACGTGAAGCTGAGAGAGTCTACACCTGAGAAGGTGTAACGAGCTGAGGGTTTAGCCATAGCGGAAAAATTAATTAAGTTTTCAAGTTTCGTAGTTGGGTTTGTTTCCCTCCTACTCTTCTATTATAGCAGCTATCTCTTATAATAAACGTGTACACCTCTATTCTGTAACAATTCGTTACATTCGGATATAGGGGGGAGAGTGTATAAAATGTTACATATTATATAGGGTAGCGGGGAACCTACTGATACAACACGAAATAAGTTGCTGTTATGATAAAAGGGGTTATGATTTTCATATGACAGTAGTAGCAGAACCATTAAGTTTACGTTGGGCACAAGGGGAGGTGTTCAAAGCTGATGAAAGGTTTAGGGTGTTAGTAGCTGGTAGAAGATTTGGTAAAAGTTATTTAAGTTGTGTTGAGTTATTAAAAGGAGCTATTGCTAAACCTGGAGAAACATATTTTTATTGTGCACCTACATATCGGATGGCAAAGGACATTGCATGGAAGACTCTTAAGAAGTTAGTACCTAGACAATGGGTTAAAAGTAAGAATGAGACAGATCTGAAGTTGGAATTAGTGAATGAATCAACTATTGAGTTAAAGGGAACAGAAAATGCGATGGCATTAAGAGGTCGTAGTTTAAGTGGAGTTGTATTAGACGAAGCTGCATTTATGGACAGAGCGGTATGGTCTGAAGTAATCCGACCTGCTCTCGCAGATAAACAAGGATGGGCACTATTCATTTCAACACCCGATGGTACGGCAAGTTGGTTTTACGATTTATGGTGTTATGTACCTGAAGATGAGAGTGGAGATTGGAAGCGATGGAGTTTTACTACGATAGAGGGGGGTAATGTTCCAGAACTTGAAGTTGAA